AGCTTATATAGATCTTTTAACAACATATGGTTTGAATATAGTTGTTCCTGGAGACTCAGAAATAGTACCAGGAGATGTAATATGGGTAGATCTAGGTGAAGCTAATGTAGGCTTGGGTGGCTTAGAAGGTACACCATTAGTAGAAAGTTTGTTTAGTCGAATGTGGTTAGTAGTAGGTCATAAAATTATATTTGACCAAGGCGAAATAACATCTGTGTTAACAATAGTAAAAGATTCAATAGCAGATGTAAACAAAGGTGATAGGTAATGAGTTTAGTATCAAACTATAGTTTAATGGGCGCACAGATGTTTGTTGGGGTTGTTGAGGACAGAGACGATCCTGAACAATTAGGACGTGTTCGTATACGTGTGTTTGGTTTGCATACAGAAGACAAAGAGAAGATACCAACCAAGGATCTGCCTTGGGCAACTCCTACAATGCCATACACTAGCGCATCAATAAGTGGAATTGGAACAAGTCCGACAGGTCCTGTTGAAGGAACGTGGGTTGTTGGATTCTTTATTGATGGTCGTGAAATGCAACAACCGGTTGTGATAGGAACACTTGTAGGCAATCCAATGGAAAGAATTCCTAAAGACCAAGGATTCAGTGATCCGGAAGGATTATATCCAATTATTGAGATACCTGGTGAAAGTGATGTCAATAGATTAGCTAGAGGTGATATTATTGAACGAAGTACTATTGATACCGATCGTCCAGGAGAAAAAGTACTTGCAGTTAAAGATAAAGCTAGAATAAAAAACGTACCACTTGCTAAAGCACCAAAGATCGATACAGTACTAGATGGAGAGCCTCCTGGAAAGGGTGAAAGAAAAACGCCTTTTGGATTTCGTAATGCAACTGGTATAACTGCTGGTACATTTAGATATCACGATCGTCTTAACTGGAACGAACCAACAGCAAGATATGGAGGACAGAACGATGGAGGAGCAGCTCCATTAAACATAACAGAAGTAAAAAAGAACAATGCTAAACCAGAAGCTCCATCTAAATCAATATATCCTTTTAATCATGTCAATGTAACTGAACGAGGTCATATACATGAGATAGACGATTCTCCTAATGCACAACGTATTCACCAATACCATAGCAGTGGAACTTATACAGAGATACAACCAAATGGAACAAGAGTAACCAAAGTAGTTGGAGATGACTACGAAATGGTTATGAATGGTAAGAACATGATGGTCAGTGGTAATGTTAACATTACAGTAGACGGTGCTGATCTAAGATTGTTTGTTAAAAGAGATGATGACGATTCTTCAAAGGGTGGAGATATGTATATTGAAACTGATGGTGATCTTTCTTTCAATGTTAAAGGTGATATGAATACAAAGGTTGGAGGAACAGAACACAAAGAAGTTATCTCAGACAGTGCAACAAACATTAATGGTAAAAAATATCTGCGTGTAGGTAAGACTATGATTCATCAGGTTCATGGAGATCACACAGTATTAAACTTTAGCAAGTTCAAATCAGCAACAACCAAAAGTGTATTAATGACATCAGCTACTACATTTAGTGCATCCTCAACAGGTAAGATGAACATTGGCTCAACAACAGATGTAAATGTAACAGCCACAAATGCATTAGTATTGAAAGGTGTAGCTACAGCAGATTTACAGGCAGCAGTTATAAGTATAGGTAGTACTACAGCCGCTACAACACTGACGTCAGTTTACGGAAGTGCACAAGTTGATATAACATCTCTCACTAATGTTGATATTAATGCAGCAAGAATAGACTTGAACTAAGGAAACAACAATGACATTAAGTGCAGCAGCTTTAAAAACACAATTAGGTAATGCAGGAGTGCAAAGCGATATGTTATCGCTGACGAGCACACTAGATACTGCGTCGTCAGTACTTGGAGCGATGAGCAGCACTATACCAAGTATAGATTCAGCACTTCTTGTTACTCAACAAGCAGCAGTAACAGTTGGCATGTCAGCTGTATCAAGTCTTGCTTCAAAGTTTGCACCAGACCTACTTGACTTGACTAGTGATATAATGACTGCAGTTAACACTCGAGTAGATAGTACAATTAATGCAGTTGAGGATCTTACAAGTGGTTTAGATATACCTCTACCAGGAGGTAAAGCATTCAGTGTTAATTCGTGTATAGCTCTTGCTGATGAGGCAATAGCAAATCCATCGTTAGATGTTTCTAGTACATATCTTAAAGATGGTTTGTCAGCAACATTACCTGGAACAATAGTAGCAGGAGCTACCGGTGCTTTAAGAAATCCATATAAAACATTTGGTAACATTCAAGTACAAACAAGGTACGATGCAGCTGGCAATGCTATACGTACAATGTTTAAGAAAGGGGTACCACCATTAACACCTGCAATTGATTGTACTCCTGATACAGATTTTGTAAAGCTACCAAAAGAAATACCAGTTTTTAATACTAATCAAATTAATCGAAAACTTTTTATTCCAAGACCGACTGTATGGCAAAGTATAGCATAAATAATATTAAAAGAGAAATATATGTCAAAGACAGCAACAAAAACAGAAAAAAGTATAAGACCTGTAATATATAGAGACTTCTTTACAGATTTTTCTATGCATAGTGCTACAGGCGAATTGAATAGCAAGACTAATGAAGAAGCTGTTAAACAATCCGTACGAAATTTATTGTTAACGGATAGATACGAGCGACCAATGCAGCCTACGATTGGATCGGGGTTAAAGGGTTTGTTGTTTGAAAACTATACACCTGAAACCCAGGTTGTAATGAAACAAGTTATTATAGACTGCATAGAGCAGTTTGAGCCAAGAGCAGATGTTATTGATGTTATAGTTGTACCACAGCTGGACGGTACTAGTATTACAGTTACTGTGACATTTGGGATAATAAATAAACCAGACCCAGTTAATTTAGACATTGTACTTGAGAGGATGAGATAAAATGCCTACTGCTTCTAATTCAGAACTTATAGTAGCTAACTTAGAGTTTGATACTATCAAATCAAACCTAAAGACCTACCTTTCTAGTCAAAGCCTGTTTACAGATGCTAACTTTGATGGATCCAATATGAACGTATTATTGGATGTCCTTGCATACAACACATATTACAATGCAATGTATCTTAACCACGTGGCTAGTGAAATGTTTTTAGATAGTGCTCAACTAAGAGATTCTGTTTATGCTCATGCTAAACAAATGAACTATCTTCCAACATCATACACCTCATCAGTTGCATATGTAGATATAACAATAACACCTGGCGACAGCCCTCATAGTATCACAATACCAAGACTAACAGAGCTTACAACGGCCGTTGGAGATAATACGTATACCTTCTCAACAAACACAGCCGTAACTGTATATTCCAACGCAAGCTATGTAGCATCTAATGTTGCAATTTATGAAGGAACAAATATTACTGAGTTCTATAACAGCAATAATACAGCAAACACATTCTACATCCACAACTTTGATGTTGATACAGATAGTTTAGTAGTAACCGTTAGAACATCTAATACTGACAGTACTAATAGTGAGTGGACAAGAGCAAACACGTTGTTTAATGTTAATAGTTCGTCTAATGTTTATTTCCTACAACCAGCTTCAAACGGTAGCTATGAAATGGTATTTGGTAATGATGTGTTTGGAAGAAAACTAACAGACGGAAATATTGTAGAAGCATCATATAGAATAGGCAGTGGTGAGGATCCAAACGGAGCAAACACATTTAGTTCCGCAAGTTCAATTGGAGGATATAGTACTGTTGCTGTAACAACTAATATTCGAGCTGCAGGGGGATCTGAATATCAAGGACTAAATGATATTAAATTTGCTGCTCCAAGAGCTTTATCTGTACAAGAGAGAGCTGTAACTCCTAACGACTATAAAACATTGGTCGAGAATGAGTTTAATGATATTACAGATATGATAGTGTATGGTGGTGAAGAAGCTGATCCGCCTCGCTTTGGTAAAGTAATAATGGTAGCTAAGAGCTCTCAGTATGACACATTGCCTTCATTTAGAAAGCAACAGATAATAGATTTTATTG